TCCCAACACCGTCCGGCTGACTGCCCAGCAGATCGAGATGGCTGAACTCATGGGCATGACCCCGCAGCAATACGCCAAGAACCTCTTGGCGCTGCAGAAGGAAGGGAAGCTCAACTGATGTCCGACGCCCCGCTGAAATCCCCCCGCCCCAAGCGCAAGATGAGCCCGATCCAGAAGGCGGCCGAGGCCGTGGCGGCGGCCCCTGAGTCGGTCGCTGTGGAGCGCCCGCCCTTGCGTGCCGAAATGCGCGAGGAAGACCCCCGCGCCCGTGCTGCGCGCCGCGCCGCTGAGATTCGTGGCAACATCGGATCGCTCGATGAGGGCACCGATGACTTCTACATCGACCAGAACGCGGTCCCAGAGGGGTGGTCGTATGAGTGGAAGCGCAAGACGGTACTGGGTCAGGAAGACCCGGCCTATCAGGTCCAACTGGCCCGCATGGGCTGGGAGCCGGTGCCTGCGTCCCGCCACCCGTCCTACATGCCCGATACCGGCGGCTACAAGACCATTGAGCGCAAGGGTATGGTCCTGATGGAGCGCCCGAAGGAATTGACCGACGAGGCCAAGGACATCGAGCTTCGGAAGGCCCGCCTGCAGGTCCGCCAGAAGGAGCAGCAGCTTGCCTCCGCGCCCGATGGGCAGTTTGGCCGCAACAACAAGGACGCCGCGCTTGTGAAGGTCGGCAAGTCCTACGAGGCCATGCCGATCCCTGACTGATAGGGCCGGTTTGGGACTGAGCATGGATTGGGGCCGGTGAATGACGCACCGGCCCCTTTTCGTTTGACACCTTCGAAAAAGCACGTATAGGCTCCGTCATCCCCTCCCCCGGCGTGGAGGGCTGCAATGATTTCCCGATCCTAGTCGCCCCGGCGCGCGATGATGGCTCTTCCCCACAGGAGAACCCGTCATGGCGAATGCGTTCGCGCCGAACGGATTTCAGCAGTATCAGGGCACCGGCTCATCGCCGACCTATGAACAGACCCAGCTTGCCATCGCGAGCACCAACACCACCCCCATTTTCTTCGGCGACCCGGTAGTTCAGGCTGTCGGCACGACTGGCGTCGGCACCGGCTACATTACGCAGGCCGCCGCCCAGCAGTCGCTGGCCATCTCCGGCTTCACCCTGTCGAATGGTGTCGTGACCGCGACCTTCACCGCCGTGACCGCTGTCCCGCCGGTTGGCTCGTATCTGGTCCTCACCGGCCTGACGACCGCCACCACCCTGAACGGTGCGTGGCAGGTGCTGTCGGCCTCGACCACCACGGTCACCTTCGCCTACTCGGGCGCGGCGCTCTCGACGCAGGCCACCACCGGCTACTTGTTCACCCCGGTTGCGGGCGTGTTCGTCGGCTGCCGCTACCTGTCCACCGCGAACAAGTATCCGGTGTGGCGCAACTACTGGCCGGGCTCTGACGCCAACGGCGACGTGACCGCCTACGTCATCACCGACCCGAACGCTCAGTTCTCGATCATGACAGGCAACTCCAACACCACCGCCACGGCGGTCGGCCTTGCGAACATCGGCCAGAACATCGGCTTCAACTACAGCCAGTCGGGCGTGACCACGACCAACGGCATCACCGCCAACGGCCTGTCCACCTACTTCGCCGACCAGTACACCCTGATCGCGAACAACCCGGCGGGCGCTACGGCCAACAACTACCTGCCGTTCCGCATTCTCGCCCTCGCAAACTACGTGCCCGGCGCGGTGTCTCCGCTCGTCTCCATCAACGGGAACGACAACACCACCGCTTACAACCGCATCGTGGTTGGCTTCAACAACTCCATGCCGCGTTCGTTCGCCGGTATCTAATAGGAGCTAGGTAAATGGCTGTTAACCTTTCAGCAATTAAAGACCTTCTCCTCCCCGGCCTGCGTGGGATTGAAGGCAAGTACGAGATGATCCCGTCTCAGTACGACAAGATTTTCACCAAGCACGACTCGAAGCTGGCGCTCGAACGTACCGCTGAAATGCGCTACCTCGGCCTCGCCCAGCTTAAGACCGAAGGCGGCCAGACCTCCTTCGACAACGGCGCTGGTGAGCGGTACGTGTACAACCAAGAGCACTCGGAAATCGCTCTGGGCTATGCGATCACCCGCAAGGCGATTGACGACAACCTCTACAAGACGCAGTTCCACCCGTCGAACCTCGGCCTGATTGAATCCTTCCAGCAGACCAAGGAAATCTACGGCGCGTCGATCCTGAACACGGCCCAGACCTACAACAACCAAGTCGGCGGCGACGGCGTGTCGCTCTGCTCCACCGCCCACCCCATCGACGGCGGTACGGTCGCCAACACCCCGCTGACGCAGGTTGACCTCAACGAGAGCACCCTGCTGAACGGCATGATCGCCATCCGCACGAACTTCAAGGACCAAGCCGGTCTGAAGGTGTTCGCTCGCGGGCGGAAGCTGATCATCCCGCCGCAGCTTGAGCCGGTGGCCATCCGCCTGACCAAGACCGAACTGCGCCCCGGCACGGCCGACAACGACGTGAACGCCATCCTGACGACCGCTGGCGGTCTGCCGGAAGGCTACATGGTCGATGACTTCCTCACCTCGGCCTTTGCTTGGTTCCTGCTCACGAATATTGACGGTCTCGCGTATATGGAGCGCGTTAAGTTCGAAACGGACATGCAAGTCGACTTTGTTACTGACAATCTGCTGGTCAAGGGTTACGAGCGGTACTCCTTCGGATATTACAACTGGAGGAGCATTTACGGGTCCTTCCCGACCTCGTAAGAGGTGCTCATGAAGCGTAAGTATCCCAACACCCCCGAGGGGGATCAGGCTCGAAAGGAGGCAAGGATGCAATCTCAACGCGCTTTCCGCGCCGCCAATCGAGAACGTTACTCGCAAGAGGACCGCCAGCGCAAGTTTGGCCTGACCCCGCATGAGTACAACGAAATGGTGGCGTCACAGGGCAACCGGTGCGCTATCTGTAAGTGCCACGAGACTGCGACTCGGAAGGGCAAGATCAAGGCCTTGGCTGTTGATCATGACCATAAGACGGGCGCGATTCGCGGGCTGTTGTGCGCCGACTGCAACACCGGAATTGGGAAACTCAAGGAGAGCCGCTCTGCCCTTATTGAGGCGGTTCGGTACCTTGACCACCACAGCAACGAAGCCGTTGTTGTGAAATTTGTCCCGACCAAGGGAGTTAAATAATGTCTACTTCAGCAGTTGCTGGGCCGCTCGTTACTTTCGGGCAGTCCACTTATCCTGCCATCGAATACAACGGCGAAGCCGCTCCTTCGATGTTCTACAACGGCTCTGGCATCCTCGATCCCCGCCAGCCGTACACCTACACGCCCGGCCAAGACATGGGCCAGCCGATCTGCGGCTTCCTCGGTGTCAACGACGTTGTCACCCTGAATTGCAGCATCGCGGCCAACTCGGCCACGGCCATTGCGGCCTCCGCGACTGTCGCGGCGGCAACCGCCATGACCCTCGTCTCGTCCTCGTCGGCTTCGACCGGCGTGGCGACCGGCGTGTCCATTGCCCGCGCTGATACTGGTGTGACCGTCACCGGCCTTCTGGCCGTTGACGCCTACACCTCGGTGTCGGGCTACATCTCAAACGGCACCAGCGGCACCGCCGGTAACCTGCTGATCATCACCGCGCAGACTGCTCCGCTGCTTGCCATCGGCATGGCCGTCAGCGGCACCGGCATCGCCGCCGGTACGGTGATCACGGGCTACGGCCCGAACGTCGGCACTGGCTCCGCCAACGCCGCTGGCACCGGCTTTGCCGGTGTGTACACGGTCTCCGGCGCTCCTGTGGCGGCGGGCACCAGCGGCTCTCCGATCACGATCACTGCTGCGGCCGGTAGCTCGACCATCAGCGGTGTGATCGCCTCCCGTCAGCCCTTCGGTCAGGTCGGCTCTGTCCAACTCTGGAACCCGCAGGCTCTGTGCGCCCGCGCCCTGATCATCACTCCGTCCACGACCACGACCGCCGCCGTGACCTTCGCGGTGTCGGGCTACGACGTGTACGGCTACCCGATGACGGAAAACATCATCGTGCCGACCTCGTCGTCGTCTGCGGTGACTGGCCTCAAGGCCTTCAAGTACATTGCGTCGATCACGCCCTCGGCGTCGGGCGGCGCGGTGTCCTACTCGGTCGGAACTTCGCTTACTCTTGGCCTGCCGCTCCGTACCGACAACTTCGGCGACACGATCATCTATTATGCCGCCGCCAGCCTCACGGCCCCCACGCTGGTCACTGGCACCACGGGCTACACGGCTGCTGTCACCTCCACCGCCACCGGAACGGGTGTCGGCGCTGGCGTTCAGACCACGGGCGATGTCCGGGGCACTTACGTGCTTCAGACCGCCCCCACGACGGGCTCCGCCCGTCTCATTGTACGGCAGTCGCCGCTGCTGTATAACGTGCCAACGGCCACCGGCCTCTTCGGCGTCACGCAGGCTTAAGGGTAGAGCCATGAAGCATCATAAAGAACATGGGCGTCATCACCGGGCTACCGGCGGCGTCAACGAAGCAGAGATGGACCTGCGCGACGAGCCGGAAG